ACAGAGGGCGAGTTGGAGCTCAGAGGCGAAGTGGGCCCCACAAAGAAGGTAAAACATAAACAAATGGTCAAATCTGAATTTGACCATTCTAATTGAAGTATTAATGCACTATTTGTCATTTGTTATTAGTCAATTATCGTTATTTAGTAGATTTGGATTTTAGTTTAGTTCTAGATGATTAGTTATTAGGAGGTAATACAAAATTAAATATATATATTAGGATGACGAATAGTAAAAGGATTTAATTAATTAAAACAGAAAGATAGTTATACAGTATAAGTTATGGTTACAACACAAGGTTCAAGAACTTGCAGGCCAAGTTCTTGAGAGTTCTCTAATATCAGAATATCTATGGCGCTGATCAGGTAATCTGTGTAGACCTTGCTTGGGACATGTTCATCACAGATAAGGGAAAGATGCTGCATCAATTCCTCTTCTAGCCCAGTCACATTAATGAGGAGATCATCACTGTTGAAGCTGTATGGTAGTTTGATCTTTTGTAGTTGAATTTGAGGAGATTTTGTATCTGTAATATGTAGTAAAACTATAAACTTTGAATCAAAAACATTGACAGATAGCTGTAGAAGTTTGCCTGAAGAAGTTTTTTTAGTAATAGGCATTATAGATATTGTGTGATTAAAATAATAAGAAGTGCTTGTTTATATAGTATGTAGTTGAATAAGATGTATTCAAAATATCTAGATATTTTGATTAATAGAAATAAAGAAGAAAGAGGATAGAAACAAAGAAGAAATCTTATGTGAATCTAATGGCCACGCAGTGGAATAGACAGGACTAGAAAAAACAGGGAGGAAGAAGGAGAAAGAACGTGAGCAAGGAAAAAGAAATCTGATAATATCTAGATATTATCAGAGGAGAAAAAGAAAAAAATATGGACTGAATGAAGAAAGGGGTCTTTATATAAATAACTAAAGATCTGGGCTCTAATGGAAATATATGTGTTTAGTTTTATTTGCAGTTAAAACTTGTTTTAACTGAGTAGGTGGTATATATTTACTGCAGGGTGAAAGGTATAGGAAGGTAGGTAATTTGATCCCCAATATCCCCGATTGAGCCCCCAATATATTGGGGTCTCAAATGGGAGCTCTTTTCTGGCTTTTACCGTTTTGCCCTCATCCCTGTTCTTTGGAAGGCGCGTGGGTGCGCTGCAAAAGTTAGACTTTCTCTCTCCCAAAAACTAAAAATCCGGTCGAAACCCCTCTTCCGGTCATCAATTCACGACACGCGCGGCGGTGTGTACCCCTGGGAGGGTCGAAACCACTACGCTACGCAGCAGCCTTAGCTACGCCGGAGCTTAGCTCGCCCTCTTATAATATT